CATTACTAACAAGACAAACAGTTCAGGGTAGAGCAAATGATGGTGGATTGCGTATCGGTGAGATGGAACGTGATGGGTTGATTGCTCATGGTGCAAGTAAATTTATTCAAGAATCTTTTATGATACGTGGTGATGAATATGCAATGGCAATATGTAATACATCAGGTTGTGTTGCTGTATATAATATTCGTGAAGATAATTTTTACAGTTTACATAGTGATGGTTATCCAAAATTTAGTAATGATATAAATGAGACTATGAAATTAAAAAGTATATCGAAATTTGGACGCAGTTTTTCAATTGTTAAGATTCCTTATTCACTTAAATTATTAATTCAAGAATTACAAACAATGAATATACAAATGAGAATTATAACAGAAGATAATATTTCAAATTTTGAAAGTATGAATTTTCATAAAAAAGATATTGATAAATTATTATCAATACAATACCCAGAAAAAACCGGAACACCTTTAACTCCTGGTTCTATATCTTCAAATATTACAGAAAGTGAAGAAATTGTAAATAATGAAGGTGAAGAATCTAAAGAAGATAACCAAAATCAAGAAAAAGAATCAGGTGAAATATCTGAATCAAGTGCTTCACCAGAAGAACCAAAAGGATATTCAGATTCATCCAACGAATTAGGTGAAATTAATAATGAAAAATTACAAACAGATGATTCTATGAATTCATCTAAGAGTCTTCAATTTAATCCAGCTACTCCAGAAAATATAGAATTTGATTATGGATTATCATCATCAGAAAAAAATGATCAAGGTGCTGTAAAAGTTGATTCTATTATGAATTCAATTAATGATACAAAAGAAGAAGTAACAGAGTTTCCTTCAATTACTATGAAAATTGATACAGAACCAAAAAATAAAACAGAAAAAATAGAAACAATCTCAACTTTAATAAAAGAAACAAATAAAGAAAGTTTATTAGAACAAAAAGATGACGAAGAAGATAAAGAAGATGAAAATGAAAATAGTGAATCTTCCGAAGTAAAAAAATCAGTTAAAATAGACAGTTAAAGTCACAAGATATTTATATAGAAATATTTGATATATATTACCGTTTTTTTATTTATTTGTTATTATTTTTGAAATAAATTGAAATAAAAATAATATATTATAGTTATCTATAATATACTATGTCAGAAATTACCACAAATAGTTCATATTTTATAAAATTGTATAAAGCAAGAAACATTTTGCTTGAATTGTTAGAGCATCAAGGTTATGATGTTAGTAGTTATTCTACTTTTAGTATTAACGAGTTACATGCTATGATTAAAAATGATGAATTAGATATATTTTTAACGAAAGAAAACAAAAAAGTTTTAATTAAATTTTATGAATTAACTGGTTCCACAAGTAAAATGTTAAGACAAACAAATATTGATAAATTAGTTGAACAATACTATGATGTTGAAGAAAAATTGTCTATTTCTGATGATTTGATTATCATTTTAAATGATGATCCTAATGATACTATTGAAAATATATTAAAGCATATATATGAACATAAAGGAATTTATATTAATGTTATTTCATTAAAAAGATTACAATTCAATGTTTTAAAACACGATTTGGTACCACAACATATTATTTTGAATAGTGAAGATAAAGATATATTTTTAAAAAAATATAATATTAAAAATTCACAAGAAATACCAGAAATTTCTAGATTTGATGCAGTTGCTATTGCTAATTGTATGAGACCAGATGAAATATGTAAAATAATTAGACCTAGTAAAACTGCAATTGAAGGTATTTATTATCGTAATTGTGTTAATCGATAATTTGTTTTCTTAAAATATATTATATGATAAGTAAAAGTATTTATAAATATGATCGTGATATCAATGTTATACGTCGTAATAATATTAATGTAGATGACATGACAACAGAAAATAACAATAACAATAATGATAATAACGTAGTTACATTTAAGTCTAGTAATTATCATAATGAAGGTTTTACAAAAAATAAAAACTATTTTTTTACTTTATTAAACAAAATTAAGACAACCTATATAGAATTTAAAACAAATCCCACAGATGAAATTGAACAATTGTACAATGGTTATTTATCAAAAATTAGTGAATTTCATAATAACGATAAAACTTTTTATAATGAATTTAAAAAAGACAATTTCATGTTAAATAAAAGTTTAGACAATTTATCTAAAAGTAAAAAAGACAAAAATATAATTCTAGAAAAACTAAAAAAAGAATATAAAAATCTTAATGAATCTGGTAATGCTTTTGGTCAACACTATAATGATAGTATATATGATTATAATTATAATATTACTTTTATAATAACTATTATTGGATTAAGTGGAGTTATGTTATATTTAACAAAAAAATAAATAATCTATATAATATTCATATAAAATGGGAAATGCAATGTTTATTGATAAAAGAATGGGTATAAAAAGAGGTGATTATTCTTCTGATGCAGTAGAATATCATACAAAAAGAAGACCATATAAACCAAAACAAGAAATGGTACAAGAAATTGAAGAAGAATCACAAGAACAACAACAACAACAGCAAGACACTTTTGAATTACCACCTACTGATTCATATGAAGAAGAAACCGTTTTTTTATCTCATCCAAATTTAGATATGCCTACAATTGATGGTAGATATGACGATGCTAATTTAAGAGTTGGTAAAAATTATCAACAATTTTTAGCTTTATCTATTACAACTATTGCTATTTTAGGAATAGCTAGTTACAAAATTGGAAAAAAATAATATTATAACATAATCATATTTATATCTGTATATGTTATATGGGAAATCAACAAAGTAATTCAAATGATTTTTTAACACAAGCAAAATCAGCAAGACAAAATACTGAAAGAATGCAAAAATTTTATAATCAAATATTAGGTTCTGGTATAAAACCATGTGAATACAAATTAAATGATAGAGAAGCTCAGTGTTATTTAAACAGATATCCTGAATTAAAAGATTATTTTGGTAATGATTTAGAAAATGCAAAAAAACATTGGCAACGTTTTGGATGTACTCCAACTGAAAAAAGAATATTTGTTTGTCCAACAAAAAAATGTAGAAAAACTTTATCAGATGAAGAAGCAAGATGTTATTTAAACAGATATACTGATTTGGAATTATTATATGGTGAAGATTTAGATAAAGCAAAAGCAGATTATAAATGGTTTGGATGTTTACCACCCGAAAATCGTATTGCATCTTGTGAAAAAAAAATGACTAATTATGATCAAACACAAGAACAAGCACAAAATATAATTAAGGCATATAATAAACATAGACATCCTTACAAATTAAATAAAAATAAATTAGAAGTAGAACAAGGTATTATAAATGGTATTGACGGTGATTTTGAGGCAACACAATTAAGTTTAGATTCAAACAGAATGGAATTTTTACTTTATTCTTTGGGGGGTTTAGGTGTAATTATAATATCTTTAAAATTCTTAAAATAAATTCATTATATACTATATATATGGTAAATAATGATAAAAATAATGTCAATGATTTAGAAAATACCAATTATCAAAGTATTATATCTGATCAAGGCAAAGATTTTTTACAACAAAAAGAGAGTATGATTTTAAAAAGTGAAGTAGAAACAATTGAAATAAATTCATCTGACAATACTTTAGAAGGTTTTACAAGTAAAATTCAAGAAGGTTATCATGGAAATCCACCAACTAGAATTAAATCATTTATCACACAAATGTCAAGATGGATGTTACAAGAATTTGCTGCTTTAGATAAATTACATAAACAATATAGAAGAGTTCAAAAAGAATACGAAGATACAGATAATAAATTAGAAACAACTACAAAAGGATATTTAAATAGAACAAATAAAGATAATAATTTTAGATCAAGCAATGTTCTTTTTAACGATGGTTCAGAAGCATATGTTACAAATAAAGGAGTTTTAAGAGATTATGAAAACACTGAGACGTATGAAAGAACATATTTTAAAAATAATTGTAATACAAAAAATATTCAATCAGATATGTCTCGTGATGATTTTCTCGAACAAGATGGTGCCGTGGTTGGTGATAATATGAAATTAAAACAAACAGATGTTAAAAAAATAAGAATACTTGGAAATAATCAATGGATCCATATTAGTAGTTTAGAAGCATATAATGAAAAAGGAGACAATCTTATGATGCCTGACAAAAGTGCTAAAGTAAATTTGATTGTTCATCAATTAGCTATTACAAAGAATGATTATACTTCTAAACAAATAAATATTAATGTAGGTTCTTCTAGTAGTAATACAAAAACTATAAAGTTATCACAACGTGGATTAAAAGTTAATCCAAAACCAATAAATAAACAAAATCCTAGTTGGAGAGATACATTTAGTGTAAGAGTTGATGGTGATAATTTATATGTTACTAGAACAGATAATACAACAGCTGGTTGGGGACAAAATTTAGTTTTATCAGCTAATACTTCTGGTCAAATGAATCCATATAAAATTTATCTAACATTTAATGGAAAAGATATATCTGAAGGTATAAATATTGATCCTAAAAGTTTACCATCAGTTGAAGAATTACCATTACCAATTAATCATTTACGTAATCATGAAATACATTCATTAAGAATTAATAAGTTTGGGCACTGTTACGGTTCTCATAGAAATGCTTGTCGTTCTGATAGACAAGGTATGGAACAAATAAATGATTCAAGGGGATTAACTGTTCGTTGTTATCATAATCATAATTGTCATCGCGAACAACCTCGACATCATTGGTGGACACAACGTCATTTCAGGGGTCAAAATGGTCATAATAGATTTTATTATAATTGGGGTGGCGGAACCGTGGGTGGACCAGGAAATCGACGTGATCGATTTATTATTTATTGGAACGGTTACATAAAAGCACCAAGAAGTGGTAGATTTGATTTTATGTCATATTCTGATGATGGACAGAGATTTGATATTAACGTTAATGGTAGATGGACTGGATGGAACTATATGCACGCAAATCATGGATGGAGTAACAATGGAGGTAGATATCGTACTTCAGTAACATTAGAAAAAGGTAAATATTATAGATTTCAATCTGCAGTACGTGAATGTGGTGGTCATGCAAATTATGGTTTATTATGGCGTTATCCAGGTCAAGGATGGCAATGGGTACCATTCGATGGAGTATTATTTGCTGGTAGCGGTGGTGGTGGTAATAGTGGTAGTGGTGAATTTGCTAAACCTAAAAATACAAAATTAAATTTAACATTTAATAATGTTAGAGGACCTGTTAATGGTTTTAGATTTGATAATAGTGGTAATGATAAATTTGAAGTATCAGAACCATTTGTTGTTGAATATAGACGTCCAGAATTAAATGGTGTAGGAAGACAAGTATATAATTCTTCACGTAGATATGATAGATGGAATAGAATGAATGTTACTGAAAAAAGAAAAATATCTACTTTTCCATTCAATCCATTTATTTATGAAGCACAAACATCAACAGGTGGTATTGGTTGGGATGGTCATAAACATTTTCCTGTTGATGGAAATTCTGGTGGCAAATGGCCAAACAGTGTCCATTTAGATAAATGGAGAGGTGAACAATGGTATCAAGTTGAATTTGATAAAAGTGTAGAAATAGATAGAATAGTAGTAAGAAATAGACCAGATTGCTGTAAATATCGTTTAAAAAACGCACAATTACAATTAATTACACCAGAAAATAATGTAGTTGCTTCATTTAAATTAGATGGAAGTGATACACAAACATTTTACACACAAGGAGGACCAAAAGGTACATCATGTCTTAATGAAGGAAAAAATGTTCATGTAAAATCTGTTGGTGAATTTGGTGATCCAAATTATATTGGATGTTTTAAAGACAGTAGTAATAGACGTATGAAATGGGAAGGTAAATGGGGTACATATGAAGATTGTAAACAATATGCTATGGATAAACATGCACCATATTTTGCACTTCAAGCTTCTAATGCAAATAGAGATATACATGCTTGTATGTATAGTCATGATTTAGGTAAAACAATCAGTTATGGTGTAAGAGATGGAAGATGTCCTACTCGTCCTTATTCAAAAAAATATGGTCCTGTTGGTTCAGGTTGGACAAATGCTGTATATGCTTTAGATGGTGCTGAATATAAAAAGCAAGGTGAAAAGCAAAAAAATATAACAGATACAATTAATACAAGAGTAGGTATAAATGAAGCAAAATGTTTAGATTTGTGTGAAAATGAAGGAGGTTGTAATGCAATAGAATATGATCCAAAATACAAAGTTCAAGAAGGAAAGAAACCACTAAGAATTACAGGAACTTCTGAAGCAAGAACGGTAAGATATTATAAAAA